GGTCGGCCCAGCGCAGGTCGGCCCAGCGCAGGTCGGCCCGGCTTAGGTCGGCCCGGCTTAGGTCGACCCGGCTTAGGTCGGCCCAGCGCAGGTCGGCGATTTTGCCGACGGCTCTTTGCAGAAATTCTTTCAGTTGTTCGGCCGTGCGTTTCATTTTTGTCCCTTAAATTTTCGATTTATAACATGCGACGGGCTTGGAGTGTCACATCCACTTAATCCCTGCCTTTCGGCCCCACAATTTTTCATCCTCGGTCTGGCACCAGCCGAGACTTTTCCCTGCGCCGTCGACCGCGTGGATCAGTTTTGACCCCGCGTAGGTTTTCAGCGGCGTCAGCCCCCTGGATGCACATTCTGCGGTGAATCGCTCGATCAACGATCCATTTTTTGCGGCCTTGCGAGTCGCGATCCGCTCGGCCAGAGCTGATCGATTCTCAGAGTCGAGCATGTCACGAGGGTCATAATACGGGGTGCGATTGAACCGCTTACTCGTGTGGTGCCACTCGGTTGACTCCATCGCTGCCGCGACATCCGCAGCGGTACAGCCCCGGTAACGCGCGAATTTGCGGACCCATTTTGCGAAGTCGGTCGCGGTCATTTTCCCTTCGGCCATGGCTGCCGCGCTTCGGACGGATCTGCTGTGACCGATATAGCCTCCATTCATGATTTCCTCCTCTCTTTAGTTGGCCCGCCGCACATGCGACGGGCTTGGGGCGTGTCGGCTAGCGTGGATCGCATTCGCAGAGCATCGGATCGCCGTAGCAGGTCTCACATCGGCCGTCTTGCCGACACAATCGCCTTGCACGGCTTATGAGCCTCTTTTGCTGTGCGGGCGTCAGGCTGTGGCAGGTCGTGTAGCATTGAGCAACGTCGTCGTAGACGCTGACCGTGATTCCGTCGACATCAATGCTGATCTGGTTTTTTCGGCGTCCTTCGCACGAGAATGCTGGCACAATTGCGGTGAATCTGACGTGTTTTCCGTACGCAATTTCGGTTGCTGTGGTCATGGTCTCGGTCCTTGCGTTGGGTTTCGTTCGTGTCGGCCACGTTGCTCGACATGTGTAGTATACTCTTCACTTCGACATTGTCCAGTCCAGTCGGCCAGTTTTTTCGAAAGATTTTCAGAATTTTCCGAAACCCCTATTTTTCATGGGGATTTCTCACGATACAATCTGTCGAGATTTTGAAACATCATCGAGCCCCGGAGAATATCATGCGTGAACTTGGACTGATTGCGGCCACCTGTGTCATCGGCTGGACCCTCGCTGCGGGCGTCGGCAGCGTGCAGGAGATGAGGCAGTGGGCGGCTGTGGATGCGAGCGCGCAAAAACAGGCCGAACTCAGTTGGTCCGGCCTGTCGAATCATCTGGGTGCAGAGGTCTCACCCTCAATCACGCAACCGTCAGCGTGCCTCGCCAGGTGATCGAGTTCGTGTACACCACGCGATCCGAGGAGTCGACAATCGAGCCCCCGGCTGACACGGTCGTATTGGTGATGGTTTTCGCGCCGACCCCGCCGTCCGCATTGTAAATGGATCCTGTCGTCAGCGTCCCATAAGTCGCGGTTGTCAGGTCGTACCACGTCCCCGCGTAATGACTGGCTGTCGTCACCGCACCGGTATAGTGATACAAGTCCCCCGAGTAATTGGTGATTGTCGTTGCGGCAGCGTAGAGTCCCATCGTGCCGCCATTTTTTGTGATCGTCGTCAACGTGACCGTCCCGCCCCCGGCCTGACCGATTGTCAGCGTCCCGGTGTCCTGCCGGACGGTCGCAAACGTCGCAAGCTCACCGTTTGCCGCGATCCCCACGTCAGCGGCTGTCGTGTTCGGCGTTGACCCGATTATCTGAATCGAGTTGCTGGCGTGCGTCCCTCGAACCTGCAGAGCGTTGCGGCCCGTCTCGCTGCTGGATCCTGTGCGATAGACGGTGATCGTCGATTGCACGGATCCCAGGTTGATTTTGATCAGCTTGCTTTGCGTGTCGATTGTTACTGTCGTCGCGCTGATAGCCAGCTCAGTCGCAAGGAATTCCTCAAATCCCCCTGCGTTGCGGAACGGATTGCCAATCTGTGCCGAAGAGCTGAATCTCGGCGTGACCGTCAATGACGTGAGCGTGACCGCTGATTGCGCGATCCCGTACAGGATCGAAACTGGCCGGTCGATTGTCACGTCATCTGCAGCCACTGGCACGGTCGCAGTCGACCAATTTGCGGTATTGTCCCAGTGATTTGGCCCGGTTGCTGCGGTTGTGTGCGCGATGCTCACCGTGCCGGATGCCGATGATTTGCTCACCGTAAATGCCGCGAGCGGCCGGCCTGCAGTAACCCCGGTTATTACGACTGTCGTAGTCCCTGCCACGGCCGTTGCTAATGCGAGTTCGGGTACACCACGGCCACCCGTTACCGGCTGGTAAGATGCGGTCGTGTCGGTCATTGGTGACGTGGAATTGTACGCTTGCGCGATCGCTGTGCAGACTCCGGCCACGGTGACTGTTGCGCCGATTGTGGTAACTAACGTCTTGCCGTTGCTCGTGATCGTGACGGTGTCGCCCTGAACCCACGTACCACCAATGGTGATCGTCTCAACCTGTTTAATCGCCGTTGCGTTGCCTGTCCAATTCACTGCTGCCATTATGGATTGCCTCCGAAAGGTAGTTGTTTATTCAAAAATTCTTGTCGTTCGGCGCACCCGCAATTTGGGTTAATTGCTTTTGCGACAGCAGCGATCCCAGTGTAGTGCGTCACGGTCGCAATTACGTCTCCGATGCCTCGTGGCTTGTCGCCCGGCTTCCACGCTGGACTCTGCCAGCAGGGATCAGGATGCCCGAGACATTCGAGCATTGCGCAGCCCGTCAATTTTGCGCACTCTGTTAATTTTTCTGGCGTCATGGTGAATTCAAAATACAGAGGACTGTCGCAAACACTCCACAGCCACAGCCGAACGTTAGGCCCAAATTAACGGTCCCCGTCAGTGTCGGCGGTGAACATGAAACGCTCGTCATTGTCGATGTTTGGTTAGCCCCAGTTGCGGAGCATGTAAATTGTATTCCGCAGTCAAAACCGTTCACGGGATTGACTGCGTCGAACAGCACGGAAATTGTATTGCCGCTTACCACAAACGAACCTGTAAACTGCGACCCTGACCTCGTCAGCGATACCGTGGCTGGCCACCCAGCACAGCCGGTCGTGTAAAGCGAAAGCGTGAGCGTTGACCCGTAGTCCGACAAGTTGCAGCACGGCGGCGGCGGCGGCTCACAGGCGGGCTCGATATTGATCCCCACGCACAGCACCGCCCCCGGCAGGCACGGCATTGCTGGCCCCAGTTGCGACATTTGGTTCGGGCAGCAGCTCATCACCTGATTCATGTTTCTCGTGGCGACAAAAGCCCCGTCACAATACCAGTCAATCAGCCACGTAACGCCACCCCCAAGCGACCCGCAATACAGAACCATGCAGACCTCGTGAATGCTTCCGTCGGCTGCGTAGACTGTCGGTAGGCACCACTCCCGACTTACGCTGCTTGGGGAATTGAGCCCGTATCTGCCACCCGCGCAAAATGAATTCCCGGCGGTTGCGGGCGTAATGAGCCCGCCAAACGATTGCGATAGATGCGATCCCGATGGGTTGAAAACTTTGAGCCATCCCGGAGCGCACGAACACCATGGATCACAGCAATTTTTGCGGGACTCTTCAGATTCGCCGGATGGGTATCCTGCCTCCCATGATAGTGGTCCGTCAGATTTCCAGCACGGCCCCCACATGTGCTGATCGCTCCTTGTGCAGTCTCCCGGCGTCAGTGTCAATGTTGCTGGCCACAATGCGGAGCCAGACGATAGAACGAAAGTATTTTCCTGACCGCAAGCGAACCGATCACAAGAGTAATTTCCAAAATATTGCCCACCGTAATTGTCCAAGTCGATCGGAAATTGCAAACTGGCCCGCGATGTCTGGCCGGCAACGATTCCGTCCAAAAACCTCAGTTCGCAAAGCTGGCGGCCACCCCCGTAACTGCTGTTGCTTATCGCCTTAAACAGCGACGGAGAATTCATGTCTCCAGCACCTCCTACGCTTTGATTAATGCGCGGCAGCCCCTCGATCTGTGACCGCAAAAACTGCAGGCTTTGACGTGGAATTGTTATTTCGCTTGCAACAATTTCCGGTATTAGCAACGAATAGCATTGACTGCAGCTCGCAGGCTCGTTTTTGACTGCATACACATCCGGTGTGATACAAACGAACTTCGGTAGCGTCAAATAATCGCCGTACTCTGCGGGATCGCGGTCGAGCCACAACGTATTTGGCCCGAAGCAGTCCCATGTTTCTTCGGTTTTTTGAACGTACTTTGCACCACCGTAATGCACCATTGCTGCCGGGACGTTTTTTATTCTGAGATCCCATTGAATTCTTAACTCAAGCAAATCCCACTGTTGGGAACTGCCGCGAGCCGCAAGATTCAACGGATTAAGTGCGTTGCGTCCTCCGCCCCCGAACACAAGTACGTCATCCCATGTGCATGATTCTGAATATGTTGCTTGTGAAAACACTGTTGTTATCGGAGGGATTCCTCCTTTTAAAGAAACATATCGCCCTGCCGGACCCCATTTGCACGTAGGCCTAAGTTGTTCTGACCGATAATTTGTGCCTCGCGAATACGGCCAGCCATATTGATACTCAACATCGTCGAGCGCCGGGAAAATTTCACCGCGATAACTTACTTCGCATTCAAAATTTGCCCAATAAACGCACGGCGGTTTTGCCCCATTCGCGCACCCGCAGTCAAACGTCGCCTGAAAAATGCCATCGTCCTCGACCCATCGCGTCTGGTCGTTGCAGTCGCACCCGCATTTTCGGTGTCGCGTCGTCATGGTAATGGGAATCCTCCACCGGTCCCGTCAATTCCCGGATCTGAGCCCGGATTGACGTAGCCATCCGCGCAGAAGAATTCGACGATCACCCACTCGTAAACCGGATCCAGCTGAACTATTACCCGCTGCCCATCAACGAGCGTCTGCCCTGTGCGGTTGCTTGCGTTTACCCGACATTGCCCTGCGTTTGCTGCTCGTGAGTTGCTACTGACTGCCCGGTAGTCTACCTCGCAACTCCAGGCGTTGCCGGTGCGATAGGTTGCGTGAAACTGAGTATAGCCAGGTGAACTAATAACATCGTAATTTGTGTTGGCGTTCCCTTGATCGGAAAACGGCGTCAATTGTCCGCAGCCGACGAACTCCTGCCCGGTGAACAGCACGGTCGAGATGAACCTGCACGACACTTGGACGACTGTGTTTTTTTCTGGATCTTGCAAATCCTGCACGTCATCGGCGGAGTCGTCGTCCAGTACGGCCGCTGAAAAAAAACCGCCTGAGCGAGTGATGGCTGCGTTTTCGGTGATTCCGCCAATTCCGTTTCGCTGGATCACGATCATCCGCTTGTTTTCGCGCTCTGGCCACAGATCCGGAGACGCGGCGAAGTTTTTGGTCGAGCCTTTGACGATGCGTGCCGTCTCAACAAACGCATTCCACGTTGCAGCCGTAGGCGCAAATTTTTGGCCCGCCGAAACATTTGTTAGCGCAGTGTCCGTCATTACGTCCCGATCCCGAGTAGGGTGAAATCTCCGTCAGGGTAAACCTTATGAACTGTCGCCATGCCCGGCTGCATGATGCGGATTCCCTTCGACGTCCTTCCTGCGGACACGTAGAGCACATCAAGGTAATCCCATCCGTCTTTTTGCTGTACGTTAATCGAACCCACGTTGAACGAACTCATGTTAGGTGAATAGCAAAAATCGAAGGAGATTTCCCATTTGTCTGATCCCTTTTTACTTCCTCTGGCTTGCTTGAACAAAACGCTTCCCGCTGGCCGAGAGTAGAACGGCGCGTTGTTGACGGTTCCCGCCACTGAAAACACACCGTCAATGTAGGCGTCCGTAACTTCGGCGTTTTCGAATTGCTGTGAGTAAGAATACTCGAGCAATGGAGTGAATACCTCCACTCCTCGAACCCTTGCCTTGGTTCCGTCGTCGTTAAGCTCTACTCCGATCGCCCCCCTGTAATCAATATCCTGCGGAACTAATGTTGGCTCGCGATATCGCTGATTCCTAATTGAGTTTGTGATGTGGCTCGTTCCGCCGCCGACGTTAAATGACAGCGTTGGTCGATCTGTTGTGACCTGGTTTCCTGGCGATCCGTAATTCGCTGTCCATTTCCACAGATGATCAAGCAACTGCTCCCGCGCAAGTGTGCGAAACGGAAAGCCTTCATAACTTGTGGGGATTGCAGCCAACACCGCTGCCTGTGCGACAGACTCGTCAGTTTCGTTCATCGAATAGTACACGAGATCATACGACGTAGACTCTCCGCGAGTACCCCCACGGCTGATATACGCCTCAGAAATTGCTATTGTCATGCAAACGCCAATCCATTTTTGGGATCTGTGTTTTCCGCGATTTTCTTTGTGTTTTCTGCGGTGTCTTGCGTCGATTTGGAGAGGCTTGAAATCCCACCAATTTGCTGTCGACCCAGTGCCGCTCCCGAAAATGTTCCCATCGATTCGGTCCCCATCATTGACCTCGCCGCTGCTGCCGCAGACATTGCAGGAGCCACGTTTTTTCTGGATTTGGCGGCAGCGTCCTTGGCTGCGGCAAATTCTTTTTGCGCAGCCGTCAAATCATCGACAGCTTTTTTTCTGGCCGCTGCGTCAATGTCCGCGTTGGCCTCACCTCTTGCTTTTCTCTCAGCTTCGATATTATCAATTCGTTTTTTTGCTGCCGCTTCTTGTCCGCGCGTGTCAACGTCCTGCATCTCAGTCAGTGTCGCCAGCACCTCGCCCACGTCTTGACCCGTCATTGCGGCGATGATTCTCGCGATTCCGCCTGCAATTGCATTTTGAGTTGTTTTCCAAATCGACATAAAAAATGTCGTAGTGTTAACCCACCCTTTTTGCAATGCAGCCCACAATCCCGAGAAAACATTAGCCATCGACGTAACCATCGTTTGCCAAACTGACCGCAAGTCAGCCGACCCGGTTAACCACGCGAGATTAAGCCCTGCCCAGAGCATTCTTGCTGCCGCCTGGAGGTCCCCGCCGCTCAACGCATCTCCGATCCCGGACATTGTTTCATTCGCAATTCTTGAGAGGATCTTGAAGCCGGAAAACAGATAATTGAATGCCGAAATCGCGGCGTTTCGAACCTGCGGAAACAGATAGACAATTGCTCCAATTGCGATCGCCACCAGCCCGATCGGTGAAATGATTGTCGCGATAAGTGGCGCGAGCACAACCCAAGCCTTCGCCAGCAAAAACACGGCTGATGCAGCCTTTAGCACGCTGATTGCAGTGCCAACTATCGACGCAATGAGCGGCCTATTCTTTGAGAGGATTAACGACAGTGCGTTCGCCATTGTCGTAGCCGATTCTGTGCTGCTCCTCAGGATCGGTATAATGGCAATTCCTATCTGCGCAAATGCGGTCGCCGTAGATTGCTTTAGTCTTGCGTACGCTTCGGACAACTCGACCCCCAGCCTGATGTCCGCTGGAGAAATTAACCCGGACGCGCCAAACTTTTTATCAATTAACTCCTGCAGGCTTTGGCCAGTCTGCTTTGAAGCGTCCATAATTTCTTTTGCAGATGTGGCAAATGATTTGGCCGCAACAATTGCCGGAACCGAAATCGCACCCGCCAGCCCGATAAATTTTACTGCGACCGCAGACACAGCCCGCGAAATTGAGGACATTACCGACGCTGCAGACGATCCCACCTGCGCAATCGCGGCTGTCGGTGCGGATAATGCTTTTGTTGTGCCACCACCTAACGCAGGGACGATCGAATCGCCTGCTCCGGCTGCACCACGCGACCCGGAAAACAAACTGGACATTGCGCGAAGTGGAGATGTTAGAATCCCCGATACCCGACCTGCTACTGCTCCTGCGGCCCTTATTGGAGATCCCAGCACTGACGCTAGCCCGCCAATTAGCACGGTTTTCGCGCTGCGGTAAGTTGCTCCAAGCGTCGCCAACAATCCCGACCCCACGCCTTTTTGGAACCCGGAAACAATCGCTGAACCAAGACCAAGTCGCTGGATCTGGTTGCCGATATTTTTGATCTCCCTGGAGCCGGTAATCGCCCCGGCAAATCGAGTCCATCTGCCCACTGCTTCGGTCGTTTGCGATTTCGAAAGAAACCCGTTCAGCAGCCCGGCGAATTTTGACTTTGGAGCGAGCCTCGAAACAACCAGCGACAAAGCCCCAAGTGAGATCGTCGCGCGTATTACGCTGGTTGCGATAATGCCCATAACCGCACGCCACGCCACGCCCACGCCCGTAATCGTAGATCGCAGCACAACCATGGACGCAGCCATCAGCCCCACGCCTCCGGTTGTCGTTGCTGCACTGGCCGTCGATGTGGCTGCCATCCTCGATAGCGATCTAGTTGCAGACGCATCCACGACAGCGCCAAACGCTTGCAGTTTCGCCTTGACCGTGTCGAGACTACCCTTGACGGTCGCGTCATCAATGAGCATCTCGACAAACGCTCGGCCCGCTCTGATTGCCCCCGATGATGCCATGTTACCCCAGTACCATTTTTTGTATCACCGACATTGGGACGGTCATTACTTTTTGCGGTCGTTTTATTTCCGCTGCTTCGCTTTGCTCGATCAGCCCTGGCGGCCAAAAATCGATTGGATCAAGCCCCTTATCTTTTTCGCCGAATGCCGTACGATTCCAGACCAACGACATTAGCTGGCCGAATCGATCCCACTCGTCACGCCTGCGGCCATTCGCCATCCAGTTCAGTTCGCGATAGGTGACACATCCGAAGTCTCTGGGGGAGATGCCGGCAACGCCCGCGCACTCGTAGCAGGATTTAACGAGGTCAAAATCTGCTCCGTTGTCAGCCCGTCGATCGCTGCTATCTGCTGGCTGCTCATCACCTGCATCGCCGCATCCGTTTTGACGAACAGGTTTTTCAGTGCCGTCCGTTGGGACGGCGGGAAAAAATCCGTGATAGCGTCCCTGAGAGACATTGTTGCCGCGTCCAGCCCGTCACCGCCGAGGCATCGAGCAAACTCCGCTGCGTCAATCTGGTGTGCCTCGATCTGGCTTCGCACAGTCAAAGCAATTGCGTTGACCAAAAGCTCCAAATCTTCCGCCAGCTTTTGCCAGATCGAGCCATCGAAATGCCCCATTAACTCGAGTCCCATCTTCTTGAGCTCGATCGCATCGGCCACACTGACTCGACATTCGTACTCGCGGTTTTTTACGTCAAAAAACTTCAAGGCGCTGTCCTTTCTGCGAACGATGCGGCTACTTTGGCTTGCCAGCGATAGACAATTACTGTCGGCGTTGGAGACGCGATAGCTCCACACCGCAACTCGTTGACGATTGTTTTTTCGGGATCGTTTTCGGGATCGTTTATCCCCCTCAAAAACACGACCCATTCCACGCGATCCAGTTCAACGAACTGCGAGTCGCTGGCGGTAATAACTTCTGGGATTGACATCATTCCCCCAATCAGGTTGTGGTGTAATAGCCGGGTGCGTTGGCGGAATATGTCGGCTTGACTGTGATTTCCCACATCATGGGTTTATTTAAATCTTCCTGCCGAGCAAATTTTGTAATCGCGCACATGGCACGAATTCCGGTTGCTCCACTGGTCGCGATCGCCTGATCCATGAACGCGAATTCTGTCGGCGTCCTCGCTGCCCAGAACCCTTTCAATGCGGTAATCGCCGCATCGGCTGGATCGTACATCGATTGCCACTCGAACGAGATTTTGCGCTGCCCGGCAAAGTAAAACGTAACCCCGCTGCCTGTTCGCAAGTCGAGCTCGGTTTCGTTGGCTTCGTCGGTGGTTTTGATTTCGCCCATGTTCTGGATTGCGGTCCACGTTGGCACTGCGTACGACCCGGCGTTGTAATACGCCTTGCCGTTGAATCCCATCACTGGAGCAGTTGTAGCGGCCATTTTTTCCCTTTATCGAAAAGTGTCTCTAAAAACTTCTGGAACTGAATTTGTTAGCACGTCTGCGAATGCCGGAGCCATAAACGGTCGCGCCAAAATTCGCACCACCCGACCCCGAACGTCTTGCGACTGACCGCCGTATTCCATTGCGGTCACCGCATCCTTCGAACGCCTCGTTAAAAGAACTGGCCCCGCAACCACCGATGATAGAATCGGATCGTAGTCGTATCGAATTGACCGCCGTAAATCTCCGGTATGGCTGTTTGGCGGTGATCCCGGCTTCGCAGACACTGCCCCATCTAAGATCGATTCCATGGCTGTCTGTCGAGTTGCAAACCCAACTTTTTTGCCTGCTCGCTCCTTCGATTTCTCGATCAACTCAAGAATCGAATCCTCCTCAAACTCAATTTCTTTCATGCGAAAAACAATCACGGTACTCGTCCGATCAACTCGAATTGCACGAGAATAATCCCGGTATACAGCAGGTTTTCAGTGTCGGTTTTCACAGCCAGCCACGGATTATCGGCTGTGTCGCCAAACTGCGAATCAACGCAAGTTGCTGATGGATACGCCGCAAGATGGATGCCATTTTGGAAATAGTCCGCAATCAGTTCTCCCAGGGAAACCAGATCGTCAGTCTCGCCGTTTGTGTCGCCTTTGAGTCCCTTCTGAATACCAATGAAACATTCAATGTTCGCTGAGTACCTGTCCCGAGTAACCCGCTGTCGCTTGTAAGTTTTCGGAACAACCGTTACGTGCAGGTTTGCCATATCGGAGCGGTTTGCACGAGGGATGTTTTGCCGAATCGCATTAAAGGAATCTGTGTTCCAATTCCTGCTATTCAGCTCGGATACAACCGCGTCAGCAACGTAAATCAAAACCGACATTAGGCGTCCTTAATCAATGTCGTGTGAACCCGGATCATCGACCTGTTTTCATCGTCATATTGATAGCACGGCTGCCCCGCTGGCTCAGTCAGGATGTAAGTTCTGCCAGCGTCAACAATCCTGTCCCCTCGCTCGGGAAGTCTCACTGCACCGCTCAGGATGAGTTTTGACGGCACGAAGGAAAAGTCCCGCGTCTCGATCCTCGTTATCCCGTATGTTGTCTCTGCATCGAATAGCGTTGACGACACGATGGCATCAATCGCGACCGACAACGAGCCCCTCTGATACGCAACGGAAACCGCGAAATGATTGGTGTTTGTAAACACCGATTCCGCGTGACCGTTAATCACATCATTCAGGTTTCTTCCCATCGTCAACGCCCTCTTCAACTGCGGAAATCACGTCGTCCGTGATGATTCTTGCGAACCCTCGATCATCCATTTCGCATGGCAAAAGAGCCTTGCCAATGTCTCGTTTCATCGCCTCGATTGTGCGACCGTCGAGTTCAACCGGAATCCCCGGAACAAATTCGTATTGCACTGTTTTTTTCCCGACCATCACCGTCCGGCGAAAGTTTGCTGGCCAGTCGCGTCTCAACATCACAAGCGGCATTGAAATAACCTTAAAAAGATTTCCACCAACGCGTTTTATCGTGCTGGCGAAAATCGTATTTGAAAAACTCACGTGAATGTGGTCAAAACACCCTTCCACCACGCGAAATAACCGAGGTTGTATCTCGCCTGAGTCATGAATTTTACGTCTTTGGTTTCGATGTCGTCGAGACCCTTCATCATGCGAGAAATCGGCTCACGAGCCTGGAAAACGAACGGCTTGTAAGCCCCGTCCAGATTGAACAAATACATTTTGGACGTGTCCGTCAGGTAGGCGCTCGATACGACTCGCGGAGCATCAACAACGACGTTAGAGGTGTTGCTGATCATCACCGCCGTTACCGCCTCTTTTGCGACCTGCTCAAAGTCCGGGTTGACCAGAATCAGCAAGTTGCTCAGACCCGTGCTGATCGGCCGATTGAGCAATTTGCCTTGATCGTTCTTGAATTTCAGCATCGCCGCGCGTGCGGAATGAAACGCAGCCTTGAACTCTGTCGATGTCGGGACGGTCCCGGTTGCAGCAGCGTATGTGAGGCTGTTGCTCTGTGTCCCGCTGTCGCCCCATGAATGATCGGTATCGAAAAAATACTGACCCTCGAAACACGCCGTCGATTCACCGGCCACCAACGAGGTGAAAAACAATTCGTCAGGATGGTAGCTGGCCTCGATTGCCAAGTCCTCCATCACTGGCCCATACATGCCCATGCGATCATCGGCAAGATCCGTCTTTTTGATGAGGATCGAATCTTCCCACAACTTGTTCGCTATGACGAATTGCCCGGCTCGCAATTCGTTGAACTTGCGATCGCCTAACCACTCGCGCACCCCTGGCATGTTGCCCAGAAGCCCGTAGGCCTCGTCGGCTCCATCGCTCGGAACCACGGTACACATCTGCGGGTAAAACGGGGTTGCTGCAGCCACACGAGAATCGAATTTTTTCGTCAGAGTCCGCAGGGTCACTGTCGCTTTTGCTGTATCAAGAGCCATTGCTTTGAACTCCTTTCAAGAGTTTTTGTCGTCAATTGTTTTTTGGTTGCGAGGATCAGGTTCGGCGTTTTTCGAGATCGAGGACACGCCGCTGCAGGTTCTGGACCACATACAAAAGTGTGATGGCTTCCGCAGCATTACTGAAACCAAACGGAGTCGTGCTAGTGATCGCTGCAATCGCGTAATCTGGCGTTCCTGCAGCGTCTGCCGGTGTGATCGTGGTTAACGCAGCCACTGGCAACGCGCCGTCACCAGTTGGGTAAATCGCCACTGTCAATTTCGTCGCGCTGACAAACCCAACCACTCGACCGATTGGCACGCTCGTTGATCCGATCGAAGTGTTGATTGTGAAATTGTCGTCACCATAAACGTAATCGCCGACGTTGGCCTGCGTGTATGTCCCGGCCCCAACGAGTTCGAAATCACCCTCTGCCCATACCTCAACCTGCACGTCGCCGGCAGCCCCGCTGGAGTTGTCAGACTGTCCGATTGCGATCCCGGCGAAGCCGTTTACCCCGGTGGCAGTGGTGTCCGTCGCAAACCCTGCAGCGGTGATGAAAACCATCGTGCCTTGGTAAATGTTGACGGATGCGGCAACCGGGTAAGATCGCTTGTAGCCGTCCTGAAATTTCAGCAATTGATTGGCAGTAACCGCCATGTCTTCTCTCCAAAAATGAATGTTTTTGTTTGTGGTTTTTCGATCACCCGCGTCACTTCGGCAGGGATGTCGCGAGATTGTCCAGCCCGTCATCCACTCGCCGCATCGCGATGTACGCAGCCTCGGTCATTGATGCGGAATAGGATCTCTCGGCCCTGAATTCGGCTCGGTACTTGTCGTTTTCGTCGTGCGATTGCTCGGCGTCGATGGAAGTCCCACCCTGATCCCCGAGCGGTCCATTTGCCTTGCAAAGTGCCTCGAACAGCTTGTCGCGAACATCGCTGATCGTGATGGATGTGTCCGCGCAGAACGCCGCTGCCAGCGTTGGTTGCTTGGCCTGAGCGCAGATCGCGGTGATTGTGGTCTGCCGCTTGGCTTCGTCGGCTGTCGCCTTTTGGATCGCGGCGGTAACAGCCATTGCGATTTCGTTAGCGTTCACGGTAGTCTGAACGATCGGTTTTTCTTCAGTTTTCTGTGTGATTTCAGTCACCTTTTTAGTCTCTTTAAATGAAGTCATGGCGGTAAGTTGCTTCTGAACCCATTCAGGAGCCTTTGAAAATTGCTTCGCATCAAATGATGCGGTTATTTGCTTGTTTAATGTGATTGTGTCGATAAACCCTGCGGCTTTTGCGTCTGCTGCGGAGTACCACGTTTCGGCCTTCATTGCTGTTCGGATCTCCGCTTGGCCTTGCTTTGTCCTGCTGGCATAAATGCCAACTGCACTGTTCGTCAACGTCTCTAATGTTGACGCCATCCGAATCATGTCTTCCGATGTTCCCTGCTCGATTGCTCTCGGTTCGTGGATCATCCAAACGGCGTTTTCCGCCATGCTAATCGTGTCCCCTGCCATCGCGATCACTGTTGCTATTGACGCAGCCAGACCATCGACATAAACGCTGACGGTCGCCTTACTGGCCACTAATGCGTTGTAAATCGCCAACCCATCAAACACTGATCCCCCAGGAGAATTAATTCTCAAGTCGATCTGGTCGACTTCACCCATTGCCGAAAGTTGCTCAGCAAAACTTACGGCGCTTGTGCCGCCACCGAAACACGACTCTCCGATCGTGTCATAGAGGAGAATTTCGGCCTTTTTTGGAGCAACCATCGTAATCGAATTCAGGTTCGTCATGTCGTCGCCCCGCTTTCCTGTTGCGCGTTCTGCTCTACCTGCTGCGGTGCGATTGAATTGGATTGATCTTGCGATGATATTGATGGCTGCATCGCCGCAGATTGTGATTGAGCGATTAACCGCTGGCTCGGGATGATGTCGCCTTCGCGCTCCATCTCGCATTCCTTTGATCTTTGCTTGATAACGACCTCTAAATCTTGCTGATCTTCCGCGAGCGAATCGGCCAGCGTTGCAAGGTTGTTGTCGATCGCTGTGACCTTGGCGTTAATTTCTTCGCCAGGAGTTAATGCGTACGCAAATCGTGGCGCTGTCCATGAATGAGCCCGAAACCGAAATCGGTTTTCGGAATACTTGCGGGGATCAATATCCACCGCTCCGACAATCACGGCCTCATCGACCATGCGGTTCCACCACTGCGTCAAAAACATTTCTTGAATTAGTTTTTGGTTGCACCGTGCGCTGATCTTGGCCCCGTGAAGAATGATTCTGCCACCGGCGAATGACACGCCACGCCAGTCCTTCATCAGCATCTCATACGGCCAGTTACAACCGGCTGCCACGGTGCGATTGTTGTATTCCTGCAGGCTTCCCACCGAGTTTGATTTCGTCGGAACCGAGAATTGAATCTCTTCGTCTGGCCCAATGTAGTTAATGGAACCTGGTCGCACGTCCTGCAGCCTGTTGCTCGCAGTGTCGCTGCCAGTTGCTGCCCCGACCGCTTTCCGCAGCGGATTCGCCTTGGATTTGATAAACACGGCGTAGCACGCCTCGACCTGTGCGGCGATGATTCCAGCCTCGGATAGGTCTTTACCGTCCTTCGCTCGATTCAGGCTTCGCGTCATCCATGGGAGCCCTCGCGACTGACCGGCAAACCACTCCACGAACACATGGCACACCCTTGACGCATCGACGAAATCGTATTCCATTCCAAATTCCTTGTCGTCATTTGGATGGTTTCTTCGAATCCAATACCCGGTTATCGCTTTTTTCGCGTTGTACTGGATGCCCATTCGGCAGAGCGGATCTCCCTCTTTTATTGGCGGTGTTTCGAGCCTATCAACGTCAATCACCTCGATAATCAATGGGATCGGTGCGTCCGGGTGCGACACATCCGAAAACACCACCAGTGACTCGCCGTCAACGTCGAGATTTCTCGCAATCAGACACGTTTTCGCCCACAACGAACGCTTTCTGGTTCTGCACGCAATCGGCGAAACCTGCGCGTAAAGTTCTTCGAGTTGCTGGTTATATGCTTGAGCCTCATCCTCGGTAATCACCCCATCTGCAGCGGTGATTTTCGCTTGAACGGTAAACCCAGTGCCGACAAAATGCTCCACTCGGGAATCAACAGCACCACCGATAAAATCATTGCGGTAGAGCTCACGGGAGTTGACGCGAGTTCGCTCAAGATCCTGGTCAAGAAATGCGTCCGTTGACAGTCTGGACCCAAGCCACCGGCCTTCGCGCAGCCTGTCCCGCTCTGCAGCCTCTAGCGAATTGTTTTGATATCGATTGGCCGATTCCGTGGACGCCTCGAAGATCCTGCGAACAGCCAATCGCCTCGCGCCCCACTCAGGGGAAATAGCGTAGGCGACAGCGTCAATAAATGATGTGATGGTCATCTGCGCACCAACCTTGCTAGGTTTTGCGCGGGAGCGGAATCACCGTCAATGCGGCCTTCGAGCCATGTGATTTCATCTCGGATTTGTGGCAGATCCGCAGAAGACCATTGGCGACCAGCGATTGAGTACGAGACCCCGGTAGCGGCAATCTGTGCGTACGCCTCGCGAAATAAGGCTAGCAATTCGCCGTCGGAATACACGTTGCTGGTCGAGAATTTTGCCATGCGAGAATAATACGCTGGCAAAACTTGTGATTAGTAGCCCTATCTGAGCCCTGCGTACTATGTGCTAGTATTCTCGACAGTGATCCACTTGTTGTTTTTCGGCTTGTGTTTGCACCAAGAGCACCACAAAAACCGAAACGCGAAGCCGCCTCGTGATTTTTTGCAGTAAACAACGATTTTGCCTTCACATCCATTGCATGGACATGGATCGCCCGGCAACGGCCCATCGTCGCGAGTTCTGCATAGCCTAGTCAGCTCAAGTCGACTCATCTTGATCCCCTTCTGACCCATCCACCAGACGATTGTGCGGCTGCTGGATTGCGGACAAACGCCTTTGGCTCATCCCGTGGAATCGGATTGGACGCAGCCACGCCACGCGCTGGAAGCCCTTCAGAATCAATCCACGAACGAGCCAGCGCAAGACCGTAACGAATGCAGTCTCGATAGTCGTTCGGCTGCGATTCGTTCAACTTTGTCCACGTCAATCTTTGGTTTCCTCTCGCGTCTTTTTTGTTTGATAGCGTCCCATTGCACAGCTGCGACATGAAATCAATGTCGATCGAATTTCGCTTTGCGATCGTCAGGGATCCCGGTTCGTTCGCGAGTCGATCTTCGAGCATCGACTGAAGTGAAGTCTCCCAAAAATCCGTGTTGACGTGCATCAGCGTTTGCCCCTCCGAGTCGCTTCGCGTCCTGTCGCCAAGCTCCACAATCTTGTACGGCTGTCCGCCCAAGTCTCCGACTGACCCCTTGCATGGTATTACACCGAGTCGGCTGCTGCAAAATTCGTAAGTCTCCTTTGTGGCCCAGCCTGAGTCAACCGCGTTAATAATCGGCGTCATCTCCGGCCCCTGGTCCTCGTGCTGATACGATTTCCGCATCACGTTTTCCCAAATCCATAGTAGGGAATTTGACTGTCCGTGGTCGATTTCCCACGCTCGATCATCATCGCCGTGAGCCAGCAAAACCCACGGATTAAATCCTCCGTAAGCCTGCTGCCGATCGACCGTCACCGTCAAAAATCGCCCACCAATTGGGACGATCTTTGGTGGGATCAGCCCCGTAATTCGCTCTGCCACTTTCTCGGGATCTGATTTCACTCGCTTGATTTCCCAGCATTCCGCCATGTAACTGTTGACCACATCCTGCAAGTCTCGCGGTTTGCGTTGAGCTCTAAGCCACGCTCGAGCAAAACCGCCCCAAGTCTCGGTAATCGCATACCACGATGGTAGTGGTCCAAATCCAACAACGTCCGACCCCGCCTTAATCGCCGTCCCCTCGATCAATCCTTCTTTCGAGACTCCGCACCCTTCCGGAACCCAGACTCCACGCCGCAGCATCGGGATCCTGTGATGATTTTCGATCCTTCCCCGACAATGCCCACACTCGTACCACGCTGTGCGAAACGCCAAATCAGGATCGTTTTTTCCGTCTGAAGTCTTTTCCCATCGGAATCCCCCCGGCGTGTCTTCGGTGCCTTTCCGAAGCAACTGATACTCCCCGCAGTGCGGGCAAGGAACTTGCCGTCGATGTATATTTGCTCGCTGCATCCAATTATCAACACGGCTGCTTCCCTTAATTGTTGGCGTTGATTCCAAGATGATTTTGTGGTTTGGAAAGCCCTTAACTCGATTCAAAAACAACGCCAGCGAATCCGCTTCGCTGCTCGCCTGCTCATCCCATTTGTCGATCTCGTTGGCCACGCCGAACCATGCACCGACGTCGGCTAGCGATGTCTCGGACCCCGACCACCCAATATAGATTCTGCAGGCTTCGAGCCTCACATCCAGCTTCGACCGCCGCTGTTCTGGCAAAAGTTGCTTGCGGACTTTGTCGGTCGATGATAGGAGGGGGTAGAGTCGAGACGATACCACCCGGCCGGCGCTGTCCTTTGTCGAGCTCGCGAACATCATGTTACGAGGCATCGTCCCGGCGACCCTGGCCATCAGCGATAGGCATGTTGTCGTCTTTCCGAGTCGCGTTCCCCACTGAAGGACAATGGTTCTCACCGAAGGATCGTCGAACGCCTCCAGCACCCCATCAACGTGCGGAAACGCAGCCAGCGAAAACGGCATTCCGCTGGTTTCGGTCCCCTCCGGCATGGTCACATTTGCTTCGAGCCATTCGCGCGAACTGAGTCTTGGCGGCGGCTCAATGTGTCGCGTCGCTCGGAGTCTAATCGTCGGTTGCTTCGTCGTTATCGACAATGTCCGCCTCCAGCCTTCGGCGCAGCATGGTCAACACGCTGCGGCAATGTCGATCTGATTCCGCTCGGATGAATTCTCGGCTGTCCGGCGGGGATGATGTCGCCAGGATTTCCGGGAGCGTCATTACCATTTCGCGAGTCTCGATTAACGCCACTGCTGCCCATCGCTCCACGTCCACCAATGGGATCAACTCCTTTTTTTGGATTGCTAGATCCAGTTGCTTTTGCTCAAGCGTTACAAGTTTTAAGTCGTCGTCGATTTTCTTCGACGATGAACTAGATGACCTACCGTTCCTAATGTCGGTCCGCCATCTAACAATCTCTTTGATTGACCATCGGTTTCTCTGGCCCGGCATTGGCGGTGACTCCTGCGACCATTGTTTGACGGTCTGAACCGACAGCCCGAAAAACTCCGCCACCTCCGACAGCGTCTTAACCACCCATCGCGAGCCCTCGTCGGCATCTTCAGCGTCTTCGCCCTCTTCCTCGGCAAGCAACTGCCCGAACGCATGAAGATCCTCAGGAGTCTTCGCCGAATCCAGCAACTCTTGCAACGAGTCTTTTTGCGAACGCCTGCTTGTGCTCTTCAAAGTTTTCATGATTTATCACGTCGAGCGTGTGCGTGTGATTGTGGTGAATCGTTCTGACTTGAGATGAATCGCTCCCAGCTGCTTCGTTTGCTGGCGACCCGGCGTCTAGTTTTTGACGTGACATAGGAGTCATACCAAATTTGTCTTCGATCTGCTTTAACGCGATATCCATGGCCCTGGACTCGCTCCACATGATCCGCAGGGTTTGCTGCTGGTCCTTGTCTAGCAGCATGCTGATATTCACGTTTCCGAGTTTTTCCAGTTTGTCTTCGATCATCCGCCAGCGAATCAGATATCGGCAATATCGCTCAAGTTGCAGCCAGTCCAGCCTCGTCAACGGACCAACGGATTCACTGATGGATTTCACCAAGATTGCCCACGCCTGTCGCTCGGATTGGTTGCGAAACTCGGGTGTCATCGCGTCGGCAAATGCGTCGGTAATTGGATTAGGATCGCTCATTGATCAATCTTTTTGAGAACCATTCCGAGTTCGTTTGGATGTTTCGCAACGACCACACCAACTCGCAATTTGAGTTTGTTTTTTTTAAACGGTCGATAGTCAACGTGATGCTGCCACCGCCCCCACTTTCGAGTGATTGTCGTTACGTCGGGGTGTTGCTGCTGTAGGGACTGCGCCATTAACAATCGCCCATCAATCTGACCGCCCAAGTTGTAAAGCTCTTCTGTGTTTCCTCCTTTCATCTTCATGGTTGCCATTTTTTTGCATAAGAACGCGTTTGTAAGCACTGTGCAATACCCATCCTTTAGCACCATAAGGCTCAAGTCTGTGTCTTCGTTATAACGGCCTCTCCACCGATGCCGTAAATTATTAGCCAGCAATATGCACGAGTAGATGCGAGTATTAAACAGAACTGCCGGATTTTTATTTTTTGCTAACGCAAAAAGTTCGTATTGCATTCCGGCCATCGCTACGTTTTCGTATCGATCCGCAAATTGCTCGACGGCTGCAAAGCATGTAGCAGACTTCATTTCATATTTCTTGTTCTGATGAAGTCGATGAAAACGAAGAATATTGTCGTCTAAGACCCAATGTCGCTCATGCCCTTCGCTTATCGAATGTTCCCACACCCAGTTTCTTGCCGGGATCGAACCCTGACCCAGATTTGAAAACGGCAGCACCAAAATTTTGCCGCTGTCGATTACCGATGCGTACTGCTCACGCTCCTGTGGCTCAACGACGATTCGCCATTTCGCCCCGATTGCTTCGAGCGCCTTTGCCGTCAGTCTGGATTCCCATCGCCCCTTGGATATGACGTAGATTGGGTATTTATTCATTCCGACTGCTCCGTAACCAGCACGCCAACCCCCTGCCGCTGTGGCCTCGATTCTTTTGGAAACCACACAAACTTTGTGGCTTCGGTCAGCTTTTGCTTGACCTGTTTTCCGAACGCAATTTTGTCTTCAGCGCTTTGAAAATAGACGATTAGCTTTTCCTCCTTGATCGCATTGTTTTCAAATTCTGGCATACCCTGCCATTCGTCCTCAGCGCTGTTTTCCCCTGCCTCACCATCAAACGCAAATAACCCCGCGCCCTCCGCCATGGCTTCCAGCATTTTTGAAATCTCATCGCTTTCGGTTGTCACCTGATCCATCAGTTTACCAAGAATGGCTCGATCTTCTTCAGCCATTGCGGAAATCGGATCGTGCGTCAGCAACGCTTTTTTGGCTTCGTCCTCATCGAAGTCAGTCATGTTTACTTCAATTTCTGCGTCGTTGCCATACTTCGCCAGCAAGTGTTCCTTTCGCAACTGGCCGTCGATCATCCGTATTGTGCCTTGCTCGGTTTCGTAAAAGTCCGGATAGCCATAGAACCCCAGTTCGGTTTCGATGCCCGCAAACGCTGCCCTCTGTGCTTCAGGATGCTTGCGAAAATTCAGCGGGTTGTCTTCAATGTCAGCGACTCGGACAAGGCGAAGACCTTTGTTTCGAATGCGTGGAGATGTCATAGCGACTGACTTTTCCGTTGGCTTTGCTTTCTTCGCCATCTTGCGTTAACCCCGCGTTCTTCGCAAAGTAGTATTTTGGTAGTGAACATTTCTGACAGACGTGTTGCGCGGTC